TGCTTTTGCACTTATTTTGGCGCAAGCAACACTTTCGTTTTTGCACTTCGCTTTTGCACTGGCGCCCCCGCGCCAAATCACCGTAAATTGCACCCCATCCCTGCAAAAGACTACTAACCCCGCGCATGCGCTCGCAATCGGGGACGAGCAACACAAATATAATCGTCGTCGTACTACTACTGGCGCCCCCGCGCCAAAATCATGCTGTCAAGCAATGATTTTGGTCGTGGGATGTGAAACAGTGTTTCACGTGAAACAGCGTTTCAGATCTAGGACAAAATGAAGTTTGTCCCTCAGCACGCGGCACCATGAATATGCCCTATGCAATTCGCTGTGTACGGCAATCAAGTCTTCTACCTCCTGACGAGAAAGCTCTACCACGAAAACCTCGCGCGTTTGTTCCTGTTTATAGTAATGTGGCACCATACGCTCTACAGTTACCGTTTCGGTTTTGTTGATTTTTCTGATAAATTCCATAATTTTTTCCCTTAAATTTGCGTTAGTAGATAGTAGAAAGCGCCGCCCCAGATTAGCGTATCCGTTAGCACAGAATAGACTAGGTAAGCGGTGACGAAAAATCTCGCCACCTTTTTTTGGGTTTTCTTTTTCATTGCCCAAGCTCCAACAATTGCTTTCTGGTAACATTCCGCAGAATGTAAGTCAGAATTGCCGCCTCATAATCACGCGCATCTTCTAGCGCAGTGTGAGGCTCATCCGCTAACGATATACCTAAGATGAATTTTGCCATTGTGTCGGCGGTCATGCTAGGGTTACGCAGCTTTGCCGTAAGCAAATCGTTATCATAACAAAAATCATGGTATCCCGCTTGGCTGCCAATAACTTTTTTGGCCGCCTTCATTAGACAAAAACGCTCGGAGAAAATGCCAAGGTTAATGCGAGTATTGCGGCATTTGCCTAGGTCAAAGCTCAGATTGTAAGCTGTCAAAACCGGAGCGTATCGAGCATTTACGCCAGCAAGCCATTGGTTAATCAGCGCAGGCGATGAGATAGAACGCTCGCCAGACTCCAGCATTGCATCATAATCCTTGGCTCGGCGTTGTGCCGATTGCTCAGACCAAAAAGCCGAATCAGGAGCGGACGGGTCGGAGAACAAATCGAATTTGCCGAAATGTCCGAGAACCATAGCGCCGAACTGCTCGACAATTTTACCCTTGCGAGTGACAACGACAGCGCCGAAGTCCGCGACCGATTGTTTTTTAGTGGTTTCGGTGTCCACGATTGCGTAATAGTGCTTGCTCATTTTATGCTACCTTTTGTTGTGTAAGATTATATTGTACCGGATCAATGACGCGAACGCCAGCATTACCGAGTACCGTTTGAACCTCTTTTGAGTCATCAAACATAATTGAATCGGCTGCAAATTGCTGCCATTGAATGCCGCGTGACATTGCCAGCGCCTGCAATTTGTCGAGTTTAAGAATGCCGCAACCCCGCTCATCGCCACCCATGCGAGAAAGCATGGCATTGCCGAGCATTTTGTGAGCGCGAAGAAAAGCGAAATCCGCAGCGCCCATAACGCGAGAAGTGCAAACGATAACGTCTAGGCCGTCCCGAATAGCGCCCTGCATTTTGCTGGCTAATGGTAACAGTTTGTCTTTGGCTACCATGCCGACAGTGCAGTTTGCACGCCAGAATTCTAGGTTAATCGAGCCATCGGCTAGCAAACGCTGACGGTGGCTGGTGTTTACAACGGTATCGTCTAGGTCAAATATAAAGTGCATAAGAATATCCAATAATGCCTGTAATGTTTAGAAGGATCAAATTATAGCATCGAATCTTGATAGCTTGCAAGGTTAATAGTGCCAAGCCAAGAATCGCCAACAGTTTGCCTTCGTCAGTGTCGATGATGAAGGGAGCAGCGGACAATGCCGCCGCCCCTAACCATCCAATGATTGGGAGCAACATCTACCCGATGTGCTCTAGGATCGTGACCAATTCTGATTTGGTCAAATCGCCCTCGCGTGAGGCTAACGATAAGCCCTCGCGGATGCCAAGCAGAATGTCCGCCTTGGTGACAGCATCGCGCTTGGCCGCTGTGCGAACAACCGCGACATATTCCACCTCTAGGCTTTTCGCCTTAGAGATCACAGAGCGATGCGATAGACCGAAATCGGTAGCTAACGCTTTTGCTTTAGCGAGATTGAGAGGAGCAGCAGCTTCGATAGCGGCGACCATTGCGGGAGTGTAATTAGACATATTGTCATCCTTAGTTAGTAAGCGTATATTATAACGCATTTTAGTAATTTGTCAAAGACCGTTTTGGAATAAGCATATTCCTTTTAGTTATAAGCCGCCCATCTCATTCACGATATAAAACGAGACCCATGAGATAAGGAACGCCAGTACCATCATGGCCGCGCCGATGAATTGTGATAACAGATCCAATCCGTTAGTAACAAACATCCAACCCGTAACCGCGCTAACAACAACCATTAGTGTCATGAACAATGACAGCATTGCAATCTTAATCAACTCAAACATACCATAGCCTCTCTCTGAATATGCAACTATTATAACACATCTGACCGGCTTGTCTCATCGTTTGTTCCTATCAATAGGGGGCGGTTGATAGACGTTGCCTATCGCGGCTTCGCCGGCGTCCCCCTCACGTACGACTTTTGGTAAAAAGTAAAACGAGAAACGGTGTATAAGTTAAAATCATACCAAGCAAAAAAAGTTCTTGACAATTATTCTTAAGTTGACTATAATTGGGGCTATTCACAAAAACTATCAGGAGAAACGGATGGAAATCACCACCCCCACCAGTCTTACTACATACGATGGCAGAACTGCTGTTGAAAGTGATAGAGCCTGGTTAGCAGAAGTCCTAGCTGACAATACCATTCATACTCCTGATGATGCTATCTTTGACGCACCGGACGGAACTGAAGACTCATTTAAAAACAGCAGAATTATATCAACAAAAGACGGTACACGAATTCTATGGGTTCTTACAGCTTTTTCGAAAGGAGCAAAAACACTTGCTCCCCTGGGTATAGCAGTACATCCTGACCACAGAGGACAAGGACACTACTCTAACTATATTCGAGAAGTTTTTCAATATTCGCAAACTAATAACCTGTTAGATGAATACAACACCGTACACGACCAAGCACTTCCTGTCGCAGGAAACACCGGTATACCCGGAACCGCTGCAACCAGAACAGACAGGGGGTATGTGATTAGAGAAGGAACAGTACAGGACATATATGACTCAATATAATCAAGCAGTTGTAACTGCAATTGGAGGAAATAGTTATACTCGTAATCTTTCAGCTGGCGATACGATTGTAGTTACAGGTAGCACCTCAGAAAGCGGATCAGCTACTAGGGATGCATCTGTAAGTGTTGCAAGTGGACCCGTATCTGTGTCATCTGGCTCACTTAGGGTAAATGGCAGTGGAGGCGTACAGTCTTTTACTATATCTACTACGGCTAATGGAAGCTACAGTGTAGGGCTTGCTTATACCGATAACAAGAGCAATTTTTACACAGCAGCAATAACAGGTACTGTCTCTGGTTATGTTGTAGATACAACACCCAACCAGTTTACTTTTGCAGATATTGCAAACGCTGCCCCGAACTCTACCCACCACAGAGGAGTACTAATAACGGGAATGAACACCCCCGCTACAGTAACAGGGGGCGGAGGTTTATTCTTAGTTAAGAGTGGAAGTTCTAATCCTAGTATAAACTCTTCGGATTACACAACAGCAAATAAGACAGTCAGTAGTGGACAGTACGTATGGGCTAAAGCAACGGCTTCTGCAAATAACGGAACTTCAGTAAATGTACCTATTAATGTTGGCGGAGTTACAGACACTTTTACTGTTGCTACTCCTGGAGGAACTTCGGGTGGAGGATCCTCAGCAGTGCAACCAGGTACACCAGGAAATAACTCTTATGGTATAGTAGTCTATGGGCCAAATGCGAGTACAGAAGTATTTAGCTCTAATCTACGAGCATCTAACCTGGCAGTATTTTCTACATTTAGTTTAACAGCTGGAGCAAGTGCTACTTTTCTTTGTGCAGCCGCAAACAATACGTCGAAAGTATTAGTTATAGCAACAGCGGCTTACCAAGGGTACCAACCGAATATAAGTATTACAAAAGCAACAGACAGATATGTTATTACTAACACTCTTTCTTCGGGAACGATTAGTGGGTTTACATATGCGGTAAGGACTTCATAATGGCATACGGAATGGAAGTTACAGGAGCAGATGGTAGTGGTAGTTTTTTAATTGCCGATACTGCTTCCAATTTAGTGCATCAAAGTGTCTCCCACGCAGGAACAGCTAGCACCGTTACTATATCTGGAGCTATAGATAAGCCTCTGATATTTGTAAACGCAAAGAACGTAAGTGGACAGAATGAAGGTATCTTTGCTGTATGGAATGCTGCGACAAGAACTGTGTCATTTTACGCACTCACAGTAACATTCGTAAGTAGTACGCAAGTTACTTCTACATGGACAGCTAAAGCAGTAAATTATTTTATAGTAAGAAATGCTGGGGAGAATCCTAACTTAGGCCACAATTATGGACTGCAGCTATTAACATCCTCGGGAGTAATAGCATTAGACTCTAGAAGTTTTGGAACAAACAGTACTCACTACATTAGTGAGGTATCTGCAGGTAACTTAAACCATAATAGCTACGGGGACCAGATAACAGCTGACCAAGATGCGTATGTAGAGATGGGATGGTCCAGTGCTACACAAGGCACAAACTCTTTTTCTGTTTTTAGATGCGCAAAATTTAATTCAACAAACATAGTAGCACAGTCAAGGATATTAATTAGTATAACTGTACTTGGCAGTGCTGGCTTTGTATCCAACCCTTGGGGGCTTCCCACAATGTTACTAGGTAAATTAAGGTAAATAATTATGAACGTAAAATTCGTGTGCTTCATTACAGAAAGCACAGGCAAGATAGATAGGATAGTATTTCCTCAGAACGACTTTCCTGACGAAGGAGTTACTGACGGCGTACGAGTAGTGTATTTAACAGAAACTAATATGGGTACTACAGACTTAGCAGAGTTTATGGATAAATATTGGTTCAACACTACCACACTACAATTTGACGATGTTGGAGCGCCCCCGAATAACTATGCTACTTACAGCATGGAAACAGAGTCTTGGTCTTGGGATGCAGCACCTGTATTAGCAGAAATTCGCCATTATAGAACACAGTTCTTGCTAAGTACCGACTGGACACAAGTACCTGACAATACGTTAACTGATGCTCAAAGAGAAGAAGCACGTAGTTATAGAACTGCTTTAAGGAATGTCACGAGCAGTCTTGATAATCCTAAAAATGTAGATGCTGTAGCGTGGCCGACACCACCTAGCTTTTTATAATACCTTCTCAAAAAAAGTTCTTGACAATCCACCCCTTTGAGAATATAATCTTACCATGGCTAAAGAATTAACTACAATATCCCCAGAGGGACTCGAAGTTGCGAACTCTTATTTGCAGTTCGGAAACATCACCGGGGTCACCCAATACTTAGGCGTGCCTGAGAATAAAGTGGTGGAGTTGTTAAATAAGCGAGAGGTTAAGAAGTATATTGACACCGTTTATTTAGACATGGGCTATCGCAATAAGAATAATATTGCAAGTGTACTAGACGAAATGATTGAAAACAAACTAGAAGAGGCTAAGGAAACTGGCGTATATTCTAGCAAAGATTTGGCTGATCTGTTACAAATGGCACACAAGATGAGAATGGATGAGATTAAAGCGCAAGCGGAACTCGAAAAACTCAATCAAACCAGCGTAAGAAGTCAGACTAATGTCCAGATTAATGAAGGTGTACCTTTCGGCCAGGGCAACTACGGTAAGCTCATGGAAAAGCTATTAAAAGATGTTAACTGATGATGAAGTGCTTAAAGTGAAAATGGAGTTGCGAGAACATGAAGTCCAATGCGAGGAACGGTGGAAAACTACCTTTACTCGATTCGACCGTATTGAAGAACAACTCGTAAGAATGGAACAAAGACAAATGGCTGGGCTAGGCACTCTTGTAGTATTTCTAGCAGGCATAGTCGTGGCAGTAGTCACCCAAACATAGTTATGGCTATGAAACTAAATGAGACTACTGAACTAGCTATACCCTTAAAAAATCTTATTGGGTTAGTAACAGTCACTGCGGTTTCAGTGTGGGCGTATACAGGTATCACAGAAAGAATCTCATTCCTAGAGCACAATCTTGGGGCTGCAGTTATCGAGATAAAAGAAAACGATAATTGGATAGATGAGTTTGTACCACCACCTGAGGTACAGGACAATATTAAAAGAGTTCGCGACCTTGAAATAAGAGTACGGGTCTTAGAGACTAAGTTAGAGGGAGAATACAATGGCGGTTCGTAAGAAGCGTAAGGCGGCAAAGAAAAAGCCGATTCCTACTAATAAAAAACTTTACGCAAGAGTGAAGGCACAGACTAAACGAAAGTTTGCTGTATACCCCTCAGCTTATGCAAATGGATGGCTTGTAAAGACCTATAAAGCCAAAGGCGGTAAATACCGCATGGGGAGTAAGTAATGCCAGCAGGAAAAGGAACATACGGAAAGAAGAGAGGGCGTCCAGCCAAAAAAGGTAAGGGTAAAGGAAAGAAGAAGTCTATGGGCGGTTTAACAGCAGCTCAGAAGAAGTTACCACCAGCACTTCGTAAAGCAATAGCAAAGAAGAAAAAGAAGAAGTGAGGCCATAGGAGGTAGACCGTGAGTTTAAAGAAATGGTTTAAAGAAGAGTGGGTAGATATATCCAGACCCAAGAAGGGTGGCGGCTACGAGAAATGTGGAAGAAGTAAAGCAGGTAAGAAAACATATCCAAAGTGTCTACCAAAAGCCAAAGCTGCCGGTCTAACTGAAAAGCAACGAAAATCGGCTGTTCGCAGAAAGCGAGCAGCTGGTAATCCAGGAGGAAAGCCGACTAACGTTCGCACCTTTGTGAAGAGAAAAAAACGTGGCAGTAAAAAGAAAAGCTAAGAAGAAGGACTCCCGATTAAAAAGAGCAGGTGTTTCAGGTTATAACAAACCAAAGAGAACTCCTAGCCATAAGAAAAAGTCACACATTGTTGTAGCTAAAGTAGGTTCTAAAGTAAAGACCATTCGATTTGGTCAGAAAGGAGCAAGTACTGCAGGCAAGCCTAAAGCGGGTGAGTCAGCTGCAATGAAAGCAAAACGAAAGAGTTTTAAAGCGCGTCACGCCAAGAATATAGCCAGAGGAAAGATGTCAGCAGCATATTGGGCTGACAAAGTTAAATGGTAATGGCGTTCCTACTTGTTGTCAACGTAGCTGGAGAACAGCTAGCTGGCAACATGATGTTTAGAGACATAAACAGATGCAACTACTTCGCCTACAGAATTGAACATAACGAGAAGGGTAAAAAACAACTAGATATAGCAGCCTACTGCATACCAAAGATGGTTTCAACAAAAACCACATTCTGGGACTGAAATCATGATTATGGAACTGGGTGTTATTATGTCAGCAGTAAGTACTGCTACCTCTATGATAAATAAGGTAGCTTCTACGACTAACGATATATCTTCTATAAGTGGGTTCCTTACTAGTTTAGGCGGTGCTCAAGTTGACTTACAAACGCTTCATAACTCAGGCAAGCTTACAGAGAAAGATGCGATACAAGCAGCTCTGACAAAAAAACAAATTGATGATACTATGAAAGAGATCAAAGATCTTTTTCTAGTCAGTGGTAATAGCGATCTATATGCACAAGCCATGCAAGAACTAGCAAATGCAAGAAAGAGGCGCCTAGATGAAACTAAACGTAAGCAAAAAGCTCGTAAAGAGCTAATAGATATGATTAAGATAGGCACTTTAGCTGTAGGGGTAAGTATTTTTCTAGTACCTCTAATAGTTGGTTTCCTTGTCAGTCTATTAAAGGGGTAATCTATGAGTAAAGATAATGTAGTGAAGTTTCCTAAGAAGAAAAAACGTTCTAAGTCTGACAAGCAATTTGTAGAATTAGAGCACCAAGCAAGCTTAATAGAACAGCAACGCAAAGACATCATGAAACTATTGGGTAGTGACTCACCTAACGAGTGTTGTGGCTGTTGTGACCCCTGCGAGTGCGACCCGTGTGAGTGCGAGTGAAAGAGCTACAAAAAGACTCAATATATGCACAGTTTGACTTAGACGGAGATGGAACCGTGTCCGACGAAGAAATAAAAAGAGCCCAAGATATGCTAGAAATAGAATTGAGGGAAGAGAAGTCAGAAGCTCAAAAACGAATGGCCTGGGTAGCAATGTTGTCAATGATTGGCTTTAACATTCTATTATTCAGTACTTACATTTCAGAATCAAGAGTAGCAGCCCTAGCAGACTTGTTAGGATTATTTTACATAGCGCAGGCGGGTGTAGTAGGCGCATATATGGGAGTGTCCGCATGGATGAGCAAGAAGTAGTATATTTAAAAGAAAAGTTTATTTATGTCAAAGACGGTGACCAGTATGGCAAGCGAGATGCTTGGTATATAATGAAGCCTACAGGCGAAGGTGAATTAGTGCGGTATAGAGGTGATTGCGAAGACTTTGCACTAACTACTCTGTATAGGCACTGTGACGAAAGTCTTTTAAAGTTTTGGTGGATGCTTATATCTTATAAAGCTCAGATTACTTACTGCTACGTTAAAGAGCCCCACAGAGGCCACGCAGTACTAAGAATAGAGAATGACTGGACAGACAATATCTTTGGAAGAGTAGTTACTCAAGAAGATATGATAGACTACGGTTACGTGTTCGAAACAAAATATTTTAATCCCTTAACAGTAGCTATAAAACTACTAAAAGGGAAATGGTGGAAGTATAAAGCATGATAGAAGTTAGCAGACAAGATATAATCCCAGATTATCTTCTTGACTATCCAGCAGCAGATAAGTTTCTCAAGCTCCCAGTAGAACCGTACATGGATTTACTGGGCATTCAGCCTCTCCCCTCTCAGGTAGCTATTATAAATGCTATCAATTCTCCTAAGTACAGATTCATCTGTGCAGCAGTTTCCCGACGTCAGGGAAAAACTTATATAGCGAATATTATTGGGCAACTAGTATCTCTTGTTCCTGGTTCCAATATTCTTATTATGTCCCCCAACTATGCCTTATCTCAAATTTCTTTCGACCTCCAGCGGACGTTGATCAAACACTTCGACCTAGAAGTTACTAAAGACAACGCAAAAGATAAGGTTATCGAAATATCTAACGGCTCTACTATCCGGATGGGATCAGTAAACCAAGTTGACTCTTGTGTTGGTAGATCATACGATTTAATTATTTTTGACGAAGCGGCACTAGCCGATGGTAGAGACGCTTTTAACGTAGCACTACGTCCCACACTAGATAAAGACAATTCAAAGGCTATCTTCATTTCAACGCCTCGGGGTCGCAACAACTGGTTCGCGGAGTTCTTTGATAGAGGCTTTGATGATCAGTTTTCAGAGTGGATATCTATAAAAGCTACTTATAAGTCTAATCCTCGTATGTCAGAGACTGACATAGCAGAAGCTCGAAAGAGTATGTCAGAGGCAGAATTCCGACAAGAGTATGAAGCTGACTTCAATACGTTTGAAGGGCAGGTATGGAGCTTTGACTTCGAGAAGTGCACAGGCTCTTTCCAAGATATGGAAACTAAACGTCTAGATGTATTTGCAGGGCTTGACGTAGGGTATAGAGATCCTACTGCATTCTGTGTAATTGGGTATGACTGGGATGAAGAGACATTCTACTTACTAGATGAGTACTTAGATGCTGAGAAGACAACTGAGCAACACGCAGGTGAGATACAAAGACTTATCGATAAGTGGGACATAGACTATATATTTATTGACTCCGCAGCTCAACAAACTCGATTTGACTTTGCACAAAATTACGACATTAGTACTATCAATGCTAAGAAATCAGTATTAGATGGCATTGCAAGAGTAGAGGGAATAGTTGATAATGATCGACTGCTTATAGATCAAACATGCACGGAAACACTGGCGGCATTAGACCAGTATCAGTGGGATCCTAACCCGAATCTACTTAAAGAAAAACCAAAACACAATAGAGCCTCACACATGGCAGATGCGCTAAGGTATGCCCTTTACTCATTTGAAACATCAAACAGTGGCTTTTAACGATACCATCCAAAAATAGTATTTGACATGGTACCTTAAACTCGATATAATTCTGGTATTAGAAAATGGATTTAAAAAGAGACATCGTAAAATACATAAGAGACAAGGCAAAGAATAAGTATGAAAAAGGCACCGAGTGCCGAATATGTGGCGGTAAAGTTAAACTAGATTTTCACCACTTTCATACGTTAGCCCCTCTTATACATGATTACGTGGCAAAGAACAAACTAGACCCCAAGAATGTACTTTCTTTTAGAGAAGACTTCATAGCGGAGCATCAGTCAGAGTTGTACGAACATACGGTAACTCTATGCAATGCTCATCATTTACAGTTACATTCCATTTATGGGAGAAACCCTAGCTTAGGCACTGCGAACAAGCAGAAGAACTGGGTAGAGATTCAAAGAGAAAAGCATGGCATGGTATAGTAACATTTTTGGTGGTAAAGATGGCGAAGTTGAGAAAGCTGTCGATGAGTACATGGAAAAGTTAAATCCTATCCAATCCTACTTTGGTAATAACAAAGAAGGGTCTAGAGAATACACAGAGAATTATGAACAGTTTTATGAAACGCTAGAGATTGTAAATCGTGGCGTAAACATGATTGTAGACGACGTAGCAGAGATTCCAGTAGTTGTTCATCCTAATCAGACGAATGGCGTACAGAAAGGGATGAGAAGATCCACAGTAAATAAGCTACTCAACAAAGAACCTAATATGTTTCAAGATGTTAGTTCTTTTAAAAGAAACCTAATCACTGATTACCTACTTGATGGTAATATCTTCATATACTACGATGGTGCTCACTTATACCATTTACCCGCAGACAGCGTAACAATACACGCAGATCCTAAAACATTTATAGAGAAGTACACATACAACGATGTAGACTATGGTCCAGACGAGATTATACACGTTAAGGAGAATTCCTTTTACTCTATCTTCCGAGGAACCTCTAGACTAAAGCCTGCTGTCCGCACAATGGCACTTACAACTTCAATGAGAAAGTTTCAAGATAACTTCTTTAAGAACGGAGCAGTACCAGGACTAGTATTAAAAAGCCCAAACACATTAAGTGAAAAGATTAAAGAACGAATGATTCAATCATGGAGCATTCGATATCGTCCAGACGCAGGTGGTAGACGCCCTCTGATTCTCGACGGTGGTCTAGAGATTGATAGTATTTCTAACGTAAACTTTAAAGAGTTAGACTTCCAATCTTCTATTACAGAAAATGAAACAATTATACTAAAAGCATTGGGTATCCCACCTATCTTATTAGACTCAGGAAACAATGCAAACATTCGTCCTAATATGAGAATGTATTATCTTGAGACAATCTTACCTATCGTAAGAAAGATAAACTACGCTTACAGCCGCTTCTTTGGATATGAGATAAAAGAAGACGTTATAGATATCCCAGCTCTACAACCAGAGTTGAGAGATCAGTCGCAGTACTATAGTTCGTTAGTAAATGGTGGTATTATTACTATCAATGAAGCTAGAACTCGGTTAGGCTTTGAAGCTCTAGAAGGACAAGACGATGTTAGAGTTCCTGCGAATATAGCAGGGAGTGCAGCCAATCCCGACGAGGGTGGCAGACCAACCGAGGATGACGAAGATGGCAGCGACTAGAAACAGAAAACGCAAAGTAGTTCAAGAAATGGGAATGTACTTTGCAGAGAAAGGATATGTTGTTCCTTTAGATGAGTACAAGCGTGCTAGTGATAGACCCGCTTTTCTTACTCCGAAAGAAATAGTAAACGTAATGGGCTCTTATACTTCCGCAGTACAATGGATAGAGAAGTATGAACCAGAGCTATGGGGCCTTATTCATAAAGATGATAAAGATCCTTTAGCCGAGCTAGCCCAAGCAAAGCCGGGGAAAAAGAATGGATAAAATTTTTAATTTAACCTCAACTTTCAAGACCCATGCCGTAGAAGATGGATCAGTAATGATTCGTGGAATGGCAAGTACAGCCGATTTTGATCGCGCTGGTGATTCCATAGCAGCAGAAGCATGGAATAAAGGTGGGTTAAAGAATTTCGAAAAGAATCCTATTATTCTTTTCAATCATGATTACGATCGTCCTATCGGTCGTGCTACGGGCCTGAAAGTAACAGAGAACGGCCTGGAGTTAGAAGCAAAAATTAGCAAGTCAGCACCCGCTAATGTTTGCGAATTAGTAAAAGAAGGTATCCTTGGAGCATTTTCTGTTGGTTTCCGAGTCAAGGATGCTGATTTCATAAAGGAAACTGACGGATTAATGATAAAGGACGCAGAATTATTTGAGGTATCGGTTGTTTCCGTACCTTGTAATCAGGAAGCTACTTTCTCGCTAGCGAAGTCTTTTGACTCAATGGATGAGTACGAAGAATTCAAAAAAACTTTCACAAATCGTGTAGATCTAGCCGGTCAGACTCTGGCTAAAGACGAAGTTAATACTTCTAGCGTAGCTAGTGATACACCGGACGGAACCGAACAGGTTCAAAAGGAGATACAAATGTCTGAAGTTAATACTCCAGAAATCGACTTAGCCGCATTTGCAAAGCAAGTAGCAGAAGAAACTGCTACCAAGATTGCCATGAAGCAAGCCGAACAGAAAGCCGCGGATGAAGCCGTAGCACAAGAATTAGTTGAGAAGACTGCAGCAGAAGCTGAAGCCAAAGCTCAACAAGAAGAAACAGTTAAGACTGCTGTAGTATCTGGTGTAACATCAGGTGCCGAGCGTTTACTAGCTGATATGCAAGCTGATTTCGCATCTAAAGGTGTTGAAACTGCTGAAGTATTAGAGAAGTATAAGTCTGAGTTGATGGAAAAATCAGCCGAGCTTGAAGCTATGCGTAACAGCAAGCGTGATTTCTCTGGCCGTACACAAGGCGTAGATGTTAAAGCAATGGGTGGAGACTTATTGTCTGCTCACATTCTAGGTAAGGTTACTGGCAAAGGCTGGGATACTAAATTTGGTCGCGAGACTCTAGAGAAAGCTGGCGTAACATATACTGGTACTGCTGGTGATGGTTCTGCAGTTGGTGTTGACGTAATCGTTTCAAATCAGTTTGAGATGGAAGTACGTCAGGCAATGAAGGTTGCTCCTTTATTCCGCGAAATTCAGGTTTCTAGTGGTGCTACTGTACTACCAATCGCTCCTGACACCGAAATGGCTAACTTCAATGCTGGCGGTGCTGACGTGGCTAACAACTTGTTGGAAGAAGCTGGTGCTTCTGATAACAACTATAACGTTAATCAGGTTATCTTGCAAGCGCACAGATTGATCTCTAGTACGTTTATTCCTGCTGATACAGACGAGCAAATCGTTATTTCAGTACTACCTATGCTTACCTCAGCTCTAGCACGTGCTCACGCTACTGCTATTGATTCAGCTCTACTAGTTGGTGCTGGTGCAGGTAACATCTCTAAAGGTCTAGTAGGTGTTAACGGCGCTGATAACGCTAACGGTTTTGGCGCAGCTTCTGCTGGAACAGCACTTGACGCTTCTGGCGCTGGTGAAGTTACTCCTGCGGTTCTTCTTGGACTACGAAAGGAAATGGGCAAGTATGGTCTAGACGCAAGTCGTGTAGCATACATCGTTCCTACTGACGTATACTACGAGTTGATCGACGCATCTGGCTTTACCGATGTTACCGAAGTTGGTAGTGATTTAGCTACTAAACTTTCTGGTATGGTAGGAACCGTATTTGGTTCACCAGTAATCGCTAGTGATCGTTTGGTTTACAACTTGGCTAACGGTGGTGCAGTTACTACTACTGCAGCTATCGCTGTAAACATGGACAACTATGTGATTCCACGTTTGCGCGGCGTTAACGTAGAAACTGACTACATCGTCAAAGAGCAGCGTACCGTATTGGTCGCAACTCAGTCTCTTGGCTTTAACGAGTTAGTTGCTGGCGCGGGTTCTAATAAGCCTGCAGTTCGTTTACCTTACCAATAGGCTAAGGTTTACTTTAATCTGGGAGATACTCTCTTCCAGATTATTAACCTGGGGGAGTTTTTCTCCCCCAAGTTTTTACTAATATACTTATGGCAAATTTAATAACATTAGCAGATTACAAAGAAGCTGAAGGCATTGCGAGTCCTAAAGAAGACCTGCGCATTAATTCTTTAGTTCCGGCCGTGAGTCAATTAGTAAAAACTTATTGCGGAAATTCATTTGTAGATTTCTTCTCAGTCAATAAAGAAGAAGAGTTCACAATAACATGGGGCACCAACGTAGTACAACTAACCGAGAGCCCCGTAACTTCTATCATTTCAGTTCAGGAAAGATCCTCATATGCCGCCACTTATACAACTCTTACTACGTCGTCGTTCAACTATTTTCTCGACTCAAGTACCGACAGTATTATTAGAACTAATTCTGGGGGTGGTACTGTTCACTGGCCTTACGGTCCTGCTGCCGTAAAGGTAGTTTATAAAGCAGGCTACTCAGCTATACCAGAAGATTTAAAATTAGCAGTATTTGACCTAATTACTTATTACTTAAAAGATGAGCACAAAGAACGGCGCACAATCGCTGGTGCATCTATCCAGAATCAAAGCTCTAGTAGTCAACGTAACAATGTAGCGTTCCCAGATCACATTAAGAGAGTTTTAGACTTATACAAGAACTTCTAATGTCTACTGAGAGTCTATTTAAATTTTTATTAAAGCTTGACGGAGAGATGAATCGTACCAGCGGAGAGTATAGAAAAGAGACTGCAAATAAGAGAACTCATCCGTTTTCCTTTGATGTAAACAATTTATCTAAACAAACTATTTACGAGTTAGAAAGTAGAAAGTATACAGTATCTAACGAAGATAGAGCCGTTATTGACCGGGCTGCCGTTAATATGCTAGAAGACTTAAAAACTAGTATGAGACAGTTTTCTAACATTTCTCCTTATTATAAAGAAACATCGACATCTATTTCCATGGTTTTTACGTCAGAAGTGGGACTAGCTGCTAATACTAGATTTGCAAGTGCTGACGATGTATTTGCTAAAGTTAAGGCTACTTATGGCCCCTCTTTGAGAAAGTTTTTTGATATTTTACAGGAACACTTAAAGGGCACAAAAGAAGTTAATCCTGACACTGGACGAGAGAAAAACCGAGGAGTTAGGACTAAGTCGGGTAGTCAGCTACAAGCCCCCGGAAGATTTTTTAATGCAGGACACGCAGAAGGAGAAGGCGTGTTCGAAAGTATGCTGACAGACGCTTTTAAAGGTGCTGTGGATGAAGTAGTAGACGATTCAGGAAAGAGTGTTGGTGAAGCTGCCGTACTTAGAGATTTAAAAGCTCTAGGTGTAGATTTAAGTATAATGAGAGAAGGTAAGACTGACACACACTCTATAACTTTGGAGTCTCAATCATTCAACAAGAAATACGGTGGTATGTCGGCTCAGAAGAAGAAAGTTCTTCAACAGCAACTGTTTAAAGCAATACAAAAAGTTAGTGGTAATTATGCCGGCTTTTACGACTTAGAAGGGTCAGACACACCACGACAGAAGACACGAAAGAAGACTATAAAAAGCGTAATAGCTCCGTTTAAGAAGATACCGGGAATACAAATAAGTGTTTCGGATAGTTTAACTATAGACGAATCTAATAGTAAGGCAACTCTTAATAAGAAAGTCACCGCCACTAAAGGTAAAAGGATTAGTATAGCAGCTCCTGCTGTAGCTGTAGCTAGAAGTAGAGTAAAAAAAGCTAGGCCTAGTACTCAAATGTCCCCAGTGCACCTTATGGCTATACTGAACCAAAAACTTCCAGAGACTGTGCTAAAGAACATGGGTGCGCCCAGGCTTGAAAATCAAACAGGAAGATTTGCTCAGAGCGCTAGAGTTACAGAAGTTTCACAGACTGCCAGAGGCTTCCCTAGTATAGGGTATACTTATCAGAGGCAGCCTTATGGAGTTTTCGAAAGTACAAGCGGGTCTAACTTCGCAAGCCTAGACAGGGATCCTCGCCCTCTTATAGACTCCTCCATAAGAGAGATAGCAGCCCAGCTAACAATAGGAAGATTTTACACTAGGAGAGTATAGTGGTATCAGCAAACAGATTTTACGCTTCAAAAAGAATGCAGATTGTAGATGGCCTTGTACGAGTACTCAAGACAATCAACGGCGCAGGCGACTACATATCAGATATAGGCGATAACGTTCATCCTAGACTAAAGTTTTGGGATGAAGTAGAGGAGTTTCCTGCTATCCACATAAACGCAGGCAGCGAAAGCAGACAATACCAAACTAGTGCTATGAAGGATAGATTCTTGCAGGTAACTGTTCGCTGCTATGTAAACGAAGAAGATGCACAAGTAGCTCTAAGTGAGTTACTAGAAGACGTAGAGACTTGTCTAGAAGACAATTCTCAACTACAGTACCAAGACCGCTTCAATATTGAACGTCGCGGTCACCAAATTACCATCATTAGTATTGATACTGATGAGGGTGCACTCGAGCCTTTAGGCGTTGGCGAAATCGTCATCGAGGTTCGATATTAGAAAATACTGGCACGAACAGACGTTCACGTCCAAGTCTTTTCAAGAAACATAGGAGATAACTATGGCTGAATTTTTGCATTTTAGTAGAGACACCAAGATGTACATGGTGATGAATAACGCCGCTTGGACATTACCGGTTCTAGATGGCTTTAGCTTTTCACAAGCAACAAACTCTTCAGAGATTACTCTGAACGAGATGGAAGACGCAAGTGGCAGGAGCCGACGTGGACGTAAAATGTTCACTGACTCACTATCTGCTGCTGAGTGGTCTTTTAGCACTTATACTCGTCCTTTCAAAGCCGTTGGTGGTACTAACTACAACAGTGGCGTAGGTAGGGCAGATAGCGCGGTTAAAACCCACGCAGTAGAAGAAGCTATGTGGATTTGTATGGGAAGTAAAAACGTATACAACGCTGCAGGGTATAACTTCAAGCACGGCGCTACCGGTGGAGCTTTGACCTCTATTGCGACCACAAGTGGTGCTACAGACTCAGACCGTACAGCAGGTACTTATGTTATAGCTATTCCTACTACTGGTGGCACTGCAAAGCAGAGCGTCGTAGTGGCAGCGGGTGCGGGTAGCAATACTGGCGGTACTTCTGCAGTAATCTCTGTAGTTGTCAATGGTTCTGGTGTTGCAACATCAACTATCACTGACCGCGGTATCGGATTCGATACAGGTAATACTATCACTATTGGCGGACAGCTAATTGGCGGTGGAGCAGGCGATGATAACTTAGTTCTAACAGCAACTAGTGAAGCTTTTACTTCTGATAGCACTGACTTAGATATTAACTTTTTTGACTCTAACAGATCATCTTTATCTACTTTCGATATCTACTTTGTCCTTAGTGACAAGAGTAAAGGTCGTTTGATTTATAAGTGTGGTAACTCGGCAGTTAACGAAGCATCTATTGATTTTGATATTGACGGTATCGCTACTATTAACTGGTCAGGAATGGCGGGTCAGGTAACTGATGTAACAGCTTCTGTAAGTGCACAGGATGGCGCACCTAACGCAAGTGCAGCTGGAGAGATCTGGATTGATACGAATGACTCTGACTCTTTCTACGTTTCTACCGCATCTGGCACAAGTAGCTGGGCCCATACTATTGATGAAGGTACTACCAGTACTAGTAACTTTATTCGTAATCGTTTAACTCAGCTGTCTCTTACTCCAGATGCTACATTTAGAAGTAATAACAGCGCAGTAACTTACGAAACTAATTATCAGGTAGCTATCACAGGCGGTAATATTACTATCAGTAATAATATCTCTTACTTAACTCCTGAGGAATTAGGTAGAGTAAACCAACCTATCGAGCACGTAACAGGAACTCGTACAGTTACAGGTAGTTTTACTTGTTACTTAGGAAGTTCTGATGCTGCTACAAATAAGAGTAAGAACTTATTCGAAGATTTGGTAATAGATACAGAAACGGTTGTTAATGAGTTTGAGCTTAAGTTCGACATTGGTGGTACCGCAGGTACTCCACGACTTGAGTTTAGTCTTGACCGTTGTCACTTAGAGATTCCTTCTCACTCAATCGACGATGTTATCTCTCTAGAGACTAACTTCCACGGTCTTGGATCTTCCATCGGTGAAGCAGACGAGATGACGATTAAATATGTCGGAATCTAGTAAGTGATGTTATGACCTGAGCAAAAAAAGTTCTTGACATTTCTGATGCCATCAACTATACTATAGGTTGTAAAAAAGTGAGGGGTTCAATTTTGAGCCCCTCTTTATATCTGGGATAATATGGCAAGTTTTAATTTTTTAAAAGAAGCTAAAGTCTACGTGGTACATGGTGGTAATCAGTATAATGTAGATGTAAGTAGCATAAGCTTTAGCCAAACTTTTAAAGAAAGTGGGTATGCTAAGAAAACTTTGCACAATCAAAAAAATGTTTTTGAAGGCAGTGTTATTAATAAAGCAAACCCTGCTAACTTTGAATTTACGTTTCCAGCAATAAAAGAGGATGACTTCTCAGTTATCTTTGATTTACTAGTAGACTATAATGGGTCTACAAACAAAGTTAAAACTTTTGACTTATACATTTCCACACAGCTAGACGTATTTAAACTAGAAACTTGTGTTATAACAAATGGAGAGTTCGTAATTGAGAAATCACGACCCCTGAGTTTGACGGTTTCGGGAGATGCATCTAAGCTATCTTTCGCTGGAGCTAAGGCAAGTTTTACTATACCAGGTTCTGTACAATCCCGCTCTTCGAGTATGGGATACAACATGAATCCAGTAGTATTAGTAACTCTTGATTCTCAAGCTCTGCAAAACATAGTAAGTGTAGCAGTAGAACTTCAAAATGATATAGAGTGGAATCCTTATTCTACTGTACATCAAGCACTGAGTGTTACTAATGCTTCAAATGCTATGTATCCAACGGATTTTGCACTTAAAAAACGTTCACTCGCTGGGTCTATTTCTAGATACGTTACTGAAGAAAAAGGGACTATAGGAGCTAGCACTAATGCGCGTGCCTTACAGTCTTGGGATGAAGCAGCTTCTATTGCTATTACAGCGGGAGAAGGAAGCGGCGGAAGTTTCAGAGGATTCTCTTTTACAGGTAATTGTAGTTATACAAATAGAATAGGAGTCGGATCGGTTTTTGTACAAAGTTACGATTGGAAACTAACTGACAATCCTACACAATTAAGTAGTATTATTTCATACACAACTGGAGCATAAAAGTTCATGGAACTAAAAAAATTAATGGTTGACACTAAGTCAGCATGGGTC